TAGGACGTATGTTTGGATCATTCATTGAATTTAAATGGAACAGATCAAATAAAAAACTTACAATCTTACAACGTGCTCGTGCAGAAGAAGAATTATTACTAGAGTGTTACAATTACAGACCAGACTTTGAATTATTAGATGACTATATGGCTGTACAATGGATCAAAGATTACACACTTGCAAAGTGTAAGTACATGCTAGGAGAAGCACGTAGTAAATTTGCTACTATTTCAGGCCCACAAGGTGGTAGCTCACTTAATGGTGATGCACTAAAAGCTGAAGCACAATCCGAAATGGAAAAACTTGATTCAGAAGTATCACTAGCAATGGCTGGCGGCGTTGGCTACGGCTTCACAATTGGCTAAAATAACACTTGACATCCGATAAATTATAACGTATAATATATTATAAATTAAGGATTCATTATGATTATTGGAATTTGTGGACTCATCAGTTGTGGTAAAGGTACAGTAGCAGACATTCTAGTCGACGAACACAACTTTAAAAAAATTAGTTTTGCAGATAAACTTAAAGATGCAGTATCTTTAATGTTTGATTGGCCACGTGATATGCTTGAAGGTGAAACTCCAGACAGTCGTTACTGGCGAGAACAAGAAGATAAATTTTGGACAGAAGAAACAGGACGTAGTGTAACTCCGAGATTAGTACTGCAAGAATTTGGTACTGATTGTATGCGTAATGGGTTCTATGACGGTATTTGGGTAAGTTTTGTAAAAAAGACTATTGTTGATAATCCTAATACAAATTTTGTTATTCCTGATGTACGTTTTGAAAATGAAGTAGAAGTTATTAAAGGTATGGGTGGTAAAGTTTGGTGTGTTAAACGTGGGCCTGATCCTGTATGGTTTAGACAGTACCAAGACTTAGGCATTGAACCAACTGACATACACCCTAGCGAATGGCGCTGGGCAAAAGCATCATTTGAACACAATATTTACAATGAAGGAACTATTGAAGATCTTAAAAGTCAGGTAAAAGGTCGCCTTGTTTCCACTTTGCGCCTTGCTTCTGCATCACCCGCTGACAGTTTGCACAGATAGTTTTTAAATTACTCCGCAAAGTATTATTAAGATCACCATCAATATGATAAACATTAAACTGTTCTTTATGTTTACTATGGTAGCTACATTTTTCACAAGTATTTAACTGTCTATAACCAGCACGATGCCATTTAGGTATACCCCACATCTTTCTACCATGATGTAAACAAGTATCACACTGCTTACGATAAAACGTTTTACCGTTCTTTTTATAGTTTACAGCCGCAGGTCTATATCCGCATTCGCATAAAGGTCTCATATTGTATTTACCTCACCTTTGTGGTACCTTTTTATAGGGGTTTTGCTATATGTTTTTGAAGAAATCATATAAATACTTTTAACAGTTGTTATAACAGGAGAACTTAAATGGCTTTAATATCACCAGGTGTACAAGTTAGCGTAATTGACGAGAGTTTTTACACACCAGCAGAACCAGGTACTACTCCAATGCTTTTTGTTGTTTCAAAACAAGACAAACAAAACGCGGCAGGAACAGGTACAGCAAGAGGTACAATAAAGGCAAACGCCGGAGTACCATTTTTAATTACATCACAAAGAGATTTATCAGACACGTTCGGAGATCCATACTTCCAAACAGATGCTAGTAACAATCCAGTAAATGGCGGCGAACTAAACGAATACGGTTTACAAGCGGCATATTCATACTTGGGTGTTAGTAACAGAGCATTTGTTGTAAGAGCAGATGTTGATCTAGACGAATTGAGTCCAAGTGCAAGTGCGCCAGCGGCAAATCCAGCAAATGGAACATACTGGTTTGACACAGCATTAACCAAATACGGAATATTTGAATGGAACGGCAATGCCGTAACTGTTACTGGTGGGCAGTCATTTACAAATAAAACTCCAATTGTTATTACAAATAAAGTAAACCTAGTTGGAGCTGTAAACACAGGTGCTCCTAAAGGTGCAGTAGGCGCAGTAGGCGACTATGCAGTAGTTACAACTACTACTACTAATAAAGTATACTACAAAAATTCATCAGGTGCATGGGTTAAAGTAGGAACAGCTGATTGGGTCAAAAGTTGGCCAACTGTAACAGGTACAGCAACAGGTACTCATACACTAGGACACACTATTGTAATCAATGGCACAACTTTAGCGGCAACAGGAACATCAGTTGCACAGTATGCGGCTGATATTACAGGCGCAGGTATTACCGGTGTTAGTGCAAGTGCTGTAGACGGAAAATTAAACATCTTTGGTGACGGTACAAATACAACTGACGGTTCAACAGATGATGACGGTGCGATTGCTATTTCAGCAGGTGCTTCAGGTACACTACTAGCAGACTTAGGTCTAACAGCAGGAACTTACTATTCACCAGCATACGAAATTGCTCCACATACAGCAGTTCCAGGATTTAAAACAGCTGATACAAAAACAAGACCTACAGGAAGTGTTTGGTTTAAAACAACTGACGCTAATTTAGGTGTACAAATGAAAGTTAAAGCATTCAATAGTACTACTAAGTTGTGGGAAGACAAACCAGCTCCTGTTTATAAGACACACCAAGCGGCTATCTTTAATTTAGATAAAACTACTGGTGGACTTGGACTTTCATTAGGTCAATTATATGTACAAGCACATACTACTGAAGCAGAAAACGAAGAGTTTGACTTTACAATTTTTGCAAGAAATAGTTCAACAGCAACTTCAATTACATCAAGTGCAGTAGCTACACAGTTAAGCAGTCAGTCATATGGATTTACAATGTCAGAAAGCATTGTTGCACAAGCGGCTATGTCAACTGGTAAAGCATTAACTATTACAGCAACAGGAGCGGCAAGTGACGCAGACTTAATTGCAGATGCAATTAACGCGGCAGGATTTGTTAATATTGTTGCAAGTGTAGATGCAAGTAACAGAGTTATTATCCAGCACAACGATGGCGGAGAAATCCACATTAAAGATACTAACGGTGCATTTGGATTAATTGGCTTTGCGGCATTTAATTATACAACAAAAGCAGGTACAGCAAACTTATATGCGGCACCAACAGGTGATAGTGTATATGACTTCCATGCTTCAAACTGGAAGATCTTAACACAAACTGCAAGTGCAAACGCTCCAACAGCATTAACAACTGATGGCGCATTATGGTACAACAGTATTGTTGACGAAGTTGATATTATGGTACACGATGGTCAAACATGGAAAGGTTACCAAAACGTTTACGCTTCAGCTGATCCATTAGGACCAATTGTTAGTGCTACAGAACCAACTACACAACAAGACGGTTCATCTGCATTAGTAACAGGTGACATTTGGGTATCAACAGCAGACTTAGAAAACTATCCACAAGTACACAAATATAACGCAGATCTTCAAAAATGGTTAGCATTAGACGAAGGTGATCAAACTTCAGAAGATGGTATTTTGTTTTCCGATGCACGTTATGGTACAAATGGCGGAACAGCTACACTAGCACCAAGCGGAACTATTGCAGAACTGTTAGTTAGTGATCACTTAGACACTGACGCACCAGATCCTGCACTATATCCAAAAGGTATGTTGCTTTGGAACTTACGTAGAAGTGGATTTAACGTTAAGAAATTTGTACGTAACAAAGTAGATGTAACTGCTAAAAATATTAGAATGGGCAACGTGAGCATGGCTACTTACTATCCACACAGATGGGTAACTGAGTCAGCTAACCAAATTGACGGCGCAGGTAGCTTTGGACGTAAGGCACAGCGTAAGGTTATTATCCAAGCGTTGCAAGCAATGGTTAATAGTAATCAAGACATTAGAGATGATGAGTCAAGATTATTTAACGTAATGGCGGCTCCAGGATATTCAGAACTAATTAATGAAATGGTTGCACTAAACAATGATAGAGGCCTAACAGCATTTATCGTAGGTGACAGTCCGTTTAGATTAAAAAGCGATGGCACGACACTTAACAACTGGGGTGCAAATACTGCATTAGCTGTTGAAGATAATGATAACGGTGCTGTTACTAGAGACGAATATTTAGGTATGTTCTACCCGAGCTTGTTTACAAGTGATAACGCAGGTAACAACGTTGTTGTTCCACCAAGTCACGGTATCCTAAGAACAATTGCACTAAGTGATCAAGTATCGTTTCCATGGTTTGCTCCAGCAGGAACAAGACGTGGTGGAATTACAAATGCAAGTGCCGCAGGTTACATTGATGCAGAAGGCGAATTTAAGTCAATTGCATTAAACGAAGGACAGCGTGATACACTTTATGCTAATAACATTAACCCAATTACATTCTTAACAGGAGCAGGACTTGTTAACTTTGGTCAAAAGACTAGAGCAAAGAACGCAAGTGCATTAGATAGAATCAACGTAGCAAGACTAGTAATTTACTTGAGATCACAACTTAAGAAACTTGCTAAACCTTACATCTTTGAGCCAAATGATAAAATCACACGTGATGAGATCAAGGCACAAGCAGATAGCTTAATGCTAGAGCTAGTATCACAAAGAGCGTTATATGACTTCCTAGTTGTATGTGATGAGTCTAACAATACTCCAAGTAGAATTGATAGAAACGAGCTGTATTTGGATATTGCTATTGAACCAGTTAAAGCAGTTGAGTTTATATACATTCC